AAACGTAGTAACTTATCATCCTCAGTGATTGCATAAAGCTGTGTTACGTTGGTGTCAATTTTGGCAAACTGTTTGATGGACTTCCCATTAGTGATAGTATCGATGGATGTAAAACATTTATTTAGCGTATCATACACCAATATGATGTTCCCATAAATACTATTCAACGAAAACAACGCATAGTTATCAAACACTATCGCAGAACACTTATCCGCCTGTTGCACTATTCCATTAAACAATCTCGCAACTTTTAGCGAAAATATACTATTACGTCCCTCGTTCTGTAGTTGGAGAACTGCATTGAAACTTCTTAGTCCCTCAGGGTCAACGAATGCGGAGTCCCCTAAAATATCCACAAACACCCTATCACTAATACACCCTGCATTAAAAAGGAACTGTCGGATAAAAGTAGGTTCCCCGAATAATGTAGGAGCGCCGGGATTTCTATTGAAGGTCACCGAGAAGCAAACAGCGTTGGCGGCTGATACGAATAACCCTCCACTACTCAAAGCTTTTAAACAAGTTATCTCACCAACCCCCACACTATATCCTGTGGTGAATGCATCTCCACCTTTTTTGCCATCCTTATCCACATTGACAACAAAATCCAATGGCCTTCCCGATACACTCCTCAACAATGTGGCTCTATCAGGAGCTAGTAAAAACAAACATCCATCCATCCATTCCATCAATGTCCCTATCGGAACATATTCCCTTCTATCATCTGTTCCCGAGGGGTCATACTCCCAATCATTGTATGTTTGTGTCTGTTTAGTATGTATCCCATTAGCATCTATCCATATAAAGAAAGGTTGAGTTACACCATCCTGAACCACTATCCCAGGCGCATTACCCAACGCGGCACTAACGTTCGCTAACTTAATCGGGTTATTCGGCACAGGTGTAGTATCAGCCGCTAATCTCCCATAGTTGGTTGTGCTGACAGGCACCACTGCGATATAGACTCTTGTGGCGAAAGGACTCATATTGAATCCCTGTATCAACGTCCAACCTTGGTTACCCCTAAACTGATACCACGCCTGACCGAATACAAACAACAAGAGATAATCACCAAATGTATATATCCCCTGTTTGGTTCCCTGTGGTGCTCCTACTTGTTCTTCCACCGTTAAAATCTGGTCAAGCACATCGAAGCGATTGCGAACGTTAAAAGCTTCTCTATACTCGTTGGGACCTATTCTGGTGTCATCCACCAATAGGTTCATCCCACCACTAAAACTTGTTTGATTGAACTCCATTTAGGCAGTCCTTCTATAAATACTGCCACGGTCACGACCTTTTGAAAGCATATCTTGTGTGTTATCTTTACTACTTCCTACCCAGTGATGTTCTGGATTAACACATCGTCTAACATCACAGGTATGTAGAATCTTAATATCTTCAGGTAGTTCAACGCCATAGAAATCACTAAAAGCAAAACGATGTGCTCTAATATTAACTCCTAGTTGTGGTCCAAAATTACCATAACCTTTACTAGTTATCCCACCAGTCCATAACCAACAACCTGTAAGTGTAAACTCTACCTTATTCCAAAAACGTTCACTACGAGCTTCTTGAATTTGAGACAATGCTGGACGACCCATAATTAATAATATATTTGGCCGAGGTATCTACTGGGACCCATAGGACGGTTCCTAGGCAACAACGTATCATGGGGGTTCTCTACTAACGCCACAGCCTTCTCAGCACCACGGTGTTGGTCCTCATGTTTCCTTGCAAGACTTCGTGAAGCCTTTGCATCGAATGCCACTGCCATATCCCCTTTACCTTGCTCCTCACTCCAAAGCTGAAGCATCTTATTAACAATGATGTTGTCATAACCATTAGCGGGGAACTCATCATCATCATTGGTCATCCACGGTAGTGCTTTTTTATATAGCACTTCCATAAAGTGGTCACTAGGACCAACGTCGGTATTAGACCAAGGATACAAGCTAACATCCACAATCCTATAACGGGCTTCCAGCATATTATTAGCCAGCACACTAAGTAGATTCCCGTCAACATCCAAGAGAGCAATGTTAAAGTTATTACCCCTGTCTTTTTTGAAGGAGATGATATCGATGAAGTTTTGTTGTCCATATTTAAAAGTCTCATCCAACGTTATCACATCAATAGCGTTCTCCGCATCCTGTGTGGGGCCGGTCACAGTAATCACCAACGGCGGGTCTTCAACTTCTTTAACCTGCACAGCAATAACTGTCTCGTTGGTTATCGCGTTATTGAGTGGGGATACTCCTTTTAGCCGCCAACTTCTCCACCTATCGAACCAGTTAAGCTGATTGTAGCGGGGACGCATGTCGTAAAGATGCCATGGCACATGGGTGGAGTATTCTCTCATTGCCCGAATGGGGCCAACATATAAAGGTAACGCCACACTTTGGTCACCGTTTACCCTAAATAGTTGCTCCATGAGAACCCCATCCATGTCAGCTTGGTCATACAACTCGTTCATTGCCTCGTTAGCAAATCGAAGCAACACACTACGTTGTGCGGGGTCACTAGGTTGTAACCCCATCTTCAAACCAGCTTGAACTAGGATATACTTTAAAGCCACACTAGCCTCCTTGTTATAGGACCTTGACGATATAGATTATCGCCACGTTCTTTGGTCGTGTTTCAGTAGCTCCACCTGCTGTTGGGTCGGATGTTAATCCAAGGGTGGCAGCGGTAGCTGATTTGGTGATAATCGCCTCACCAGCATCAGCCGAACCACTAGTAGTGTGTTTGGCAGCTTGGCTAGCGTTATCGATTGGGTTAGCAATATCCACGCTGGCATTAGCAAACTCAAAATGCTTGTGGTCCTTTATCGCATCAGCTTGAACATTAGCTAGCGCCCTGGGACCATCAGGGTCCACAGCCGCACCAGTTGAACGACCACGGAGAAAATAACCACGTAGGTCAGGGAGATTAAAAGTAGTGGTGCCATTACCATTACCCCAAAGATATCCATCGTTGGAGTAAAGTGTGTTAAGGTCCACATAGGTTGCTCTACTAATCGCACTACCATCACACTCCAACCAATTAGCAGGTAATGTAGTTCCAGAAAACTGAATAACTGCCCCCACCGGCATGAATTGACCCAACGCACCTGCTGATAACTTGGCCGGTGTAACACTGGCATCTTGAATATGATCGGTTCCCACTGCCCGGTTAGCATCTACTGTGGGGTCACTTTGTAATTTGTCGGAAGTGATTTTATTGCTACCAACTGTTGGATTAGGATACAACCCAACAAGGTCCCCACCAGCGGCAGTAACCCCGCCAACCATTAAGGTGGTCGGAATACTAGTTATCTTACTCCAGTCCACTGAGAAAATCTTGTCATTCGTAACTGCTCCCGCCGCTATCTTCGTATTGGTGACGCTCCCATCAGCTAACACTGCCAACGTAATACTTGTCCACTTCAAATAAGTAGCATCGGAGGCCCCGCCCTCATTCCACACATATGCCACCACTGAGTTAACCAATCTCCTCACCCAGATATAATTCTTCCACTTCGTAGTAGTGTTCGCATCTGGAACTTGTGGCACACCGGCAATATCAGTGGTCACTACGATTATACCCTTATCAGTGGTGTAAGGATTTGCCCCGGTGAGGAACTGTAACAAAGCTGCTCCAGTTATCCCAACATACCCAGTAGGGTCAAACGGGGCGCTTAAGTCTTGTGTGCTAGGTTGTGCCATAGTATTATGCTGTTATTTGATTGTAAACTGGAACCGAATTGGTTGGAAATGTCATAGCTAAAGGTATCACACTACCCTGATAAGGAGCATGGTGGCCTAATAGATACTGCAACGTCTGAAGTCTTTCATCCGCTGACTGTGGTTGACTATAACCAAGTAACGCGAGAATATCTGTCCCCTTAGCTGCTGTTCCAGCGGGGTCACCCATGAGTAATGTGGGAGTGATAACTACTCCACCACCCTCAGTATCAGAGAATACGGGACCACCTATGTTACTACCATAAACCTTAACACTCTTGTTCGTCATGTTTATCTCAAACACCGTTATCGTTGAGCTAAACGCAACATTGTTAATAGCAGTCCCACCCAATGTGATATCAACTGTCCCATCCCCTGCACCCTCAATAACCATATCCGTGCCGGATTGGAAATCCAATATCTCATTCGTGTTATTCCCACCAACATTCCCCAACACCACAAGATAAAAGACTTCCAACACATCGCTAAGTGCTGAGTCGGCTACTAGATTGGTGGTTCCTAAAAATTGAATATAAAAGGCTCCCTGATGCGGTCGGTCACCATCCGTAGCCTGAGCCAGCAAGATGTTACTCAACTTGTCCTTCCAACTAGCAACATTGCTTCCTGTTCCATTGGTTATCCCACTGTCCCAACTCCACCAACAAAGTTCATCTGTTGCGCCGGGGGCTGTTGGTGCATCGGTGGAAATAAATACGGTAACCAGCGCATCTGGAATCCTCAACACCTCATCCACCCCGCTACGGTAGTCTTTATTGGTTAATACGCTGGTAAAGAACGTTCTAGCCTGAGCATCCACACTATTAGCCTCACCAGGGATACTCCAAATCTCATAACGAAAATTCTTCCTGATTAATTCTCCATTATACAACGGTGCATGAAAATACATTACCTCTCCAAAATCCTCCCATAACTTATACCTCACCGTGTTAATATTCCCATGTTGGTCCTGTGTGGTATAACTAACACACGCTATATAGTTGGGTTGCGATGGCGGTGTATAACTACGTAGTGCAAAATTGTTTGGCGCTTCAAAAGGAAATGCTCCTACCAACTCACTATAGCTTAACCCCACTGGATTAACTATATTAAACGCGGGGATAGTAATGAATGTCCTCGTCCGTGTTAAACGGCTCAACGGAGTTCTATCCAGCCAGCGAACTAAAAAGTTTGGGTCGCTATTCATGTTGTTTCTAAAATGCCATGCTAACGTTGCTGGCGCCAAATCAAGGTAAGGTAACAAAAAACCTCAATGACAACAGTTAGCACGGCAAATAGTGGTTAGGACGTTAAAACTTATAACCGATACCGAACCTATACTGTTGGCCGGGGGTTGCTGACCACTTCTCAAGATCCCATATCAAATCCACCTTCTTAGATAGTCTAACCGCCATACCAGCGCCAGCAATACCTTGAACGCTGCCAGGGTCATTAGCACTTCCACCGAACGGCACAGCCACTCCACCTAGCACAAAAGGCACCACAGTAACCTTACCAAATAACGTGATGGGAATCTGAAGCTGACTATTAAATGAGGCTTGGTAAAATGCCTTATTAAGATACTCCATCCGCATACCAGCCACAAAATACTCACTGATACTGTAGGCTAATGCTACGCCACCGCCAGCATCATACTTATTGTTCCCGGTCGTGACAATACCGTAGGGAACCACAATAAAGTTAGTTCCCTGTGCTATCCACTGTAGGGTGTCCTGGAAGAATCCCAACGATACACTGTTGGTTGCAACTGGCGGCAACGCATTAGTATCCGTTTGAGCTTCTGCGACACTAAGGAGTGCCACTACCATCAACAACCCACATGTTACCTTTTTTAGTTGTGTTTTCATTTTTTATTCTATGTTGTGTTTGCTACTTTGTTACTGCTGCACCAAACACTACCCATCCGAGCAGTGCCAGCAATACCCAAATCACGATGGAGTCATCTATCTTGCGACTCTTGACCGCTGGTTGACCTATACCAAATATCAACCATACTGCCATAACTACCCAGAACAATATTCGTAATGTCATTTCTTTTCTCCTGTTGTTGGTTCCGTTGGTGTTGGGTCAGATTCTTTACGGTTAAAAAACTGTGTATCTGATGCACCGGGAAATCTTTTAGCAACATACTCCTCTATCTTACTCAACACTATCTTATGCAGCATCCATGCAATAAATCCGATAATCAACCCAACACATAGATTCCTCACCACCCATATACGTTGAGGCATGTTGTTAGCTCGCGGGTCTGCAAGGAATAACATAAACAACGCACCCCATAAGATTACTACCACCGGGATACCATTGTTGGGGAACGCTTTGATAAACCGTAGGACATACCCAACAACAATACAGGTAAAGCAAACTAACGCGGCGGCGGATAACCCCTGCACCTTATCGAGTCCCGACAGTATATCGTTTAGCCATTCCATAATTTTATAAACTCAGCAACCAGATAACCATATATCAAACTAACCACACAGGTGATTACTATTATGATTATCGTGTCGTTATTACCATTATCATCTTCCATCCATCCTATACTATTTTACAAAGTGATTCAAAAGCCACCCAATTATCAACCCAACCCCACCTACAATGAAATTAGCACCACGTAGAAAACTCATCCTCTCCAGTTCTCTCCTCTCCAATGATGTTAATCTCGGCACCACACCTTCTTTCTCATCAAACAATGCATTAATCATCTTTACTTGGTTTTGTAAAATCCCTGGCCTTCCAGTCATATCCCCTCCACTAATGGCCATTCGTAATTCATTATACCCTGTCTCCATTCTTTCAACCTTATCATGAATTAACTTTACAAGTTGTTCCATACGTTCTATTTCAGTCATACAGCTTGGATTTTCTGAGGTAGCACAGCCTCTAGTGCGTGGTCATCTAAGGGTTTAGATAGCATGATTGCCCCCTGTCGCAATACAGCATCAACTTGGTGGTTTGTTGGATAACCAGTTAACAACACATAACGTGTTCCAGGGTTTAATCCAGTTGTTTGTAGAATCAAATCAAGTCCTGACATTCCTGGCATCACTAAATCAAACATCACAATATCATATCTCGTTTTCGTCATTAGTTCCTGAGCAGCTTTTCCATCTCCAGCTACGTCAACTCTAACATTAAATCGTTCAAGCTTCTTTAAGATGATAAAAACATCTGCTGCGTCATCATCCACTAGAAGCAACATCTTAGGTGGTTGTAATGCGGCGATAGTTTTCTCTATCTGTTTTATCGCTGATTTATAATCGTATTGGTCTGTGTCAGCCATCTCCGTGGAAGTTCTGGAAGTTTAGTTATGGCAGCGTTAAGGTGTTCTGTTGGGAAGTTGGCGGTGACGCTGGAACTGCCGCCGGACCTCCGAAAAAAGCTACACCTATATAGTTAGATACTGACACAGCAAAGTAAGTATCGTTGGTGAAACTAATTGGAACCTTATGAAATAGGGAACCATCTGGATTAGTAAGCACAGGAGGATTAGTTATCATGGAATACAACTTCCATGCTGTATTCGTTCCATTGAACACCGGAGCCGAATATACAACATAGTAGATATTCGTAATCTGTGCGATGTTTACTGGATTAGTTACTCCAACCAATCTTGCATTTACACTGGCCCAATAACTTGTTGGATAACTCCAAACAAGAGAACCAGAAGTTGCAATGCTGTTAGTTAAACTATCTGCCTCTGTTATCAGAGTTGCGAGAAGTGCTAGCGTTAGAATCAGTTTTTTCATTTGTTTTAATTGTTCAATATGCAACCGCAATACCGTTTCCACTGTTGTAAACTTGGGTTACTTCTACGGTTGAAAGTGTTCTGAACCATATGCAGGTTCTTCCAATATATCCACGAGTTGGAATAGAGTTAAATGCTCCACAAGCTGAAGTTCCAATAGAGTAGGAACCAACTGCTGTATGTTCCACAGAATCATGACTTGTAGCTACAGCAGATGTGGTTCTAGTTCCAGCATTAACCTGTATCCAGATATTAACGCCATCCCATCCACCTGTAAGTAGAAACCAACTTCCTGTAGATGTAGATGCATCATCAACAAAGTGAGAAGTATTTCCACTATCATGTATCCCAAAGGTCCACTTATTTCCTCCGCTCTGTCCAAGATAGAAACCATTAGCACTCCAGTTATCAACAGTTGGAGCACTAGCTGTAGTTGCTGCAAGTTTGACCCATGTAGATACAGTGAATATCTGATTTGCTGGAAAGCTGATTACAGGACCACAAAACCCACACTGAATATCCCCACCACCAGCAGCGGTTTCCTCATTTGCTACAAGAGTAAAATTCCCAAATGCTTGTGCACTGTTACCTATAACTCCTGGAGAGTTTTTAGATACCATTGTGTAACCATTACCACTATGGTCAGTTACATTACCAAAAGGTGAGCCATCAGCTGCATCACTAAACCACCAATCTGCTGTTAGATTAACAAGCAAATTGGCATTAGGGTCAGCTGCACCCTGAGCCATGAATGGCTGGTCATTAAAGGAAAATGGTTGTGCCAGTAAACTAACACAACTGAGAAGTATAGTAGCTAAATATCTCATGGCTGCAAAGCAGTTACCAGATTGGTCATAACTCCAATTCCCCAACTATTGATTGAAATCACACCAACTTTTCCAGCAGGAACATAAAGTTTGTTTGTGCTATTAGGTCCAATAGGAGTAACAGCAAGTGCAGTCATATCACAAAACTTAGCAGTTGCAGCACTATTACTAAATACTAAAGCTCCCCAGTTTAATAGGTTATTAGACATGCCGCCGAGAGCACCAATAGTAAAGTCTGCATTAGTGATAATAAGCTGATAAGGTCTAGCTAAACTCCAAGTTGTTCCAGCAGAAAGAGGAAAGGCATTAGTAGAAAAAAGCATCGAATTGGTTATGATAATATTATTGAAAGTGCCTTTCCCACTTACACTAATATTCTGATTGACCGTAACGTTGTTATTAACTGTTAAATTAGTGTTGATGGTTAAACTATCATACACCGTGACATTCGTAAATGTCGCAATATTAACATTACTCAACACCGTAATGTTATTAACTACCCCACCCCCACCTCCAGATATAATCGGCGGAGTTGGCCCTATTTGAGCTACACCTAAAACCGCCACTAACCCCAGAAGACACCCTAGGGCTATCTGCTTTAAATCTTTCTTCATTATCTTATGCTTCCCTTCTGAACTCGGCAGTTGCTACTTTCCCCCCGGCAACACTAAAACAACTCACCCTACTATTACACGGCACCGACAACTGCTGACCGCTGCCAATCACCGCATGGTAGTTGGCAACATTATCTGCTGTCGCATCATATGCAATGTAAAGGTCAGCCCCAGTTAGATTTTGGAGAAACCTATAACTATACTGTGTCCCGCTTCCTCTCCTACTTAATAGAACATCCGCTGCTGTGTTAGCAGCCAGCGTTACAACATTGGGTGGCAACACTGTGAATGTTTCGCACAAAGATGATACGTTAATCATAAAATTGTCTCGGTTAGGTGTGCTGGTTAACTATGTAAGAAGAGGGTGGACTAGCCAACACACTAATCCACCCTCATTGAACCCACAGTGCAGTTTACCGATACGTCCCGGAAATAGTAACCTGCCCCAATCCATTTGTCACATGGATACCACTGAAGAACTGGTAAGCTCCATCGAACACTACAGTGGTGTTAGCGGGGATGGTGGCAGCGAACGGAATCGGGAACAAGTTAGAAGTGGATGCCGCCACACTAACCTGATTACTAGACAACCCAGTGTAGATGTTGGTATTCAACACCCCAAAGTAGTTGGTGTAAATGTTCGTGATTAATCCGCTGGTCCACGAAGTTGTGGTGTAAGCACTATTTGTGTATAGCGTATTAGTCCCAGTGTTATCGAAGAACACGACATAGGTATTGGTTCCCGTCGCATTAGCGATAACGAACTGACTCACAGTTGCCGGTGTTGACAACAGGATGTTGGTATAAGTGTTATAAGGCGCAACGAAGGCAGTTAGTGGCGCGGCATGGAGTGGCAACACCATACCAAGCACAACCATCAGAACCAACGCGAACACCCCAACAACTTTGATAGCAGTTTGAAGTTTGTTTTTCATGTTATAATTTCCTTAAGTTGATGTTTCTTGTTGTTTGTCTCGTTAACTTACACGAGTTCAACAGGGCGCTTGCGGCGGAAGATAATCGGGAACGTATAACGAGGCTCCCCTACCAGATAGCCGTGCGTGCACTGGCTAATCATCTTCAACTGCGTGCCGTAGACGTTGAGGTCAATAGACCCATCCGCATACGTAACCAACACTTGGTCGGTCATCTGAATCTCACCGTTCCACTTCAATGAGTAGAATTTCTTCGCACTCATTGATTGGGCCGCAAACTCCTTCGGTGGAGGACCCACTTTAATAGTTTTGCAGCTTTCCGCGCCGACCATCCAGGCGACTTCAAAAGGTGCCTGAGCAGGGTCAGTATAGAGCGGATTGGGCTTGCGCTTCTTGTCGGTGTCGGAATAGATTTCCGGGGCGACGAAGTTACCATTGGCGTCCATCCGCAACGGGAACGGGTCGAACTTGTAAACGATTTTGCCGAACAGCAATCCGTTGAAGTCCTTGAACAAAAGATCCAGGTTGATGCTTTTCAGCAGATTGGTATCGGGGTCAAACGGGAAATAATCCCATGCTTCAGTTGAACCGATAACCACATATTTGCCCTTCAACCCCTCATTGTCTTCAGGCATGTTTTTAACACCTTCAAACGGAGGGGCACCCAAATCTTCCCGGTGGGTCAACTGTGCCCGATACAGGGTCCTGAGTGAAAGATTGTTTTTAACACTGGGTAGCTGTCCCGCCAACCATGCCAGGGTCTTGCTACCAGCAGCATCCAGCGTGCTATTACCATCAGCACTTGGAGCAGCTACTAGGCCGGTGCCAGCCAAATACACATAGGTTGATTTAAACCATGCGTTGGTGCGGATGAAGATGTTGTTGGCAACCTGTATCTGTCGTGCGATATCCTTGTTCGCATACTGAAGATGGTCGCGCCAGAACGAAGTGAAGTAAGGCACGAAGCTGAACTGTTGGCTTTCATACCTGTGTGCTTTGACCCGAGCGTCCTCACTGCTTTCAGTGACTTGGTAGACGTTCTTGTTAGGCACCACATCAATGTTGTTTGGGAAAAACAACGATTGACCCACAGGGGAAGCTTGTGGAGTCACCGCCCTCATGGTGTTACCCATGTTGGGTTCCCAACTGATATCACCGAAGAGTTGGTCCCAGATATTCCAGCGCGGGAAAACTTTTATCTCATTCTTTACGAGATAAAATGGAAGCTTATTGAAACGGTCCTTATCTTCAACCGTGGCATTCGCAAAGGAAGCTGGTTGTTCGTAATAATTAGGCATATTCTGCTATTGCGTTTAACTGACATTGACAACACGATGTTATGTGACTGTTATACCGTCACCGTATTGTCATGCCCTTGACGCAGAAGCACGGGATGCCCTTCCCAAAAGAAGCAAGGTAGCTAATAACTATCTGTCACTATAATTATCAGCTACCATCATATAGCATTTTCCATGCCAACTATCTTACAAGTTAGTCATTAAATCTCAACGGATTATCAACCTCTAACAACTGCGGTTGAACAGAACCATTAAAAGTTAATATGCGATGCCAAATATTACCTTTGAACAACAGCTTAATACGTTCTTTAATACTAAGTTTCCAACAGCATATAATAGTTCCCCGTAGGTCATGAGGGATTCTATATGCTGGCATCGGTAAATACTCTGGTTGGTCTTTAGCAATTACAACATTTTGACCCTTAAACTCTATCAGTTTCATTCTGGCATCCCTTCTAGGTTAAACTCTCCAGCACCTTCAGCACCCTTACCATTAGTGGTTTGATTATCCGGGGAAGGTTCCGACGCCAGCACATCTTCTTTTATCCTCTTCTCATGTTGTGTCATACCTTCCAACTCTCTTATTCTCGCCCCATATATCTGTAACGCAGCAAACAAATTAGCTGCCACCGCGAGTATAGGCGATCCTTGATGATAGCTAGCAAATAACCCTCTGAAGTCTTGGATGATTTGCTTGATTGGAACTGGTCCCAGTTTAGGGTTACCAATATCAACTTTCTCTTCCATCTTAGCAGGGTCCTTAACCCACTCGAAACGCTTCTCCATCTCAGCTTGCAACACCCCATTATCTATCTGCACCTGCTTGGCATAGTTACCCTGGAACCCCTGTTTCTGTTGTTGAAGTTGTTGCATCTGCCCTGTAACAACCTGTAATGCATTACTGATATCAATCTCATGCTCATCTGTAGGTTTAATCGGACCCCTTAGGATAGGTCGCCCCTGTTCATCCCAACCATCCAAAGCGTGCCATGGTTTACCTGTGCGAATGTTAATTAATTGGTTCTTCCAATGTCTTGCTTCCCGATCAGCATAATCTATCTGGGTGTTAATCTCACGAAACTTGGGGTCCAATGTATAAGCTTCGGGATGCTGGAAATACAAATCGGGGGCTTTGTTCTGTAGTTCCTTGAGGGACTTAATAGTTTTGGCGGCATACTCCCTTGCTTGGTTGCTCATCTGTTTGAGCATCCCGGTTTCCTCCGCAGTGAATCCACTGTAATCAAACTGTTGGGCTGTCTTATCTCCTACCTTTACCTGCGACTGTTCACTAGCTTTAGGTGGAGTTGACGCCTTAGTGGATTGAGTCTTCTCAACTTCCTTTTCGCCCTGCGGCTTGGTGGTTGTCTTCCCGTCAACAGATTTAGTATCAGTCGTTGTGGTAGATTTTTCATCTAATAAATCATCTGGTGCACCACTAATATCCATCTCCTTTTCCAACACACTATCTGGAGGGGATTGGAAAATCGCCTTGTGGATTTTGGGCTGCACCACTTTTGTGGGGGCATTCGCATCAGATGGAGCGGTGGCAGTCTTCTCAAGTGCCTTCGCTATCTTCTGTTGGTCAGGATTAAGTCCTCCTGTTGCCGGTGGTGTTGTAGTTGCTGCGGGGGGCGGCTGCTGTGTAGGTTCGTCTGCCATATCGTTGTTACCTTTTACTCTCTATCTATAACGTTTTATTTAATAACTTGTTGCAACCCATCATTAGCCATGGGTTTAATCATTTCCAACTTATGGGCTTGCAACACAAATTCTTTGGAGTCGAATACTATTTTTAGTATCCGACCCAAAGCGTAAATCTGCGCGGCTGTAACTCTAACTTCCCCATCCGGTGTTGTAACCGTGGCCGCTTGGTTACCCACCTTGGTTACTTCATGTTTTAGTAGCTTTTCTACCAGCAGACGCACTTGCCGAGTCTGATCTTGCGCCAACCACCTTTCGTGTTGGGTTACCGCTGTTATCAGGAACGGGGACAGCGTCGGGTCCTGATGAACTTGTTTGGGGTGTGATGTTATCTCCATATCGTGCCTGACCTCTCCACATAGCTAACTTGTCGAACAAGGTCAACAGACGATTGGAGTCTGTTCGTATAATTGTAACTTCAGCCATAATATTACTGTGTTGCTCCGTTAGTTAACTGTCTTGGTTGTTGCGTGTTATTGTCACCTTGTTCTAACATCTGTTGGTCGTGCTCTTGTGCGTGTTGTTGAATACGCTGTGCCATCTTGGGGTTTAATATCCCTGTGGCTTGCACGAGTATATTCTTGATATCCGGTAAGTGCTGTCTTGCCTGGGGAGATAACAAGGTGGGGTCCTGCACGAACGCTTGCAACACATTCGCACAAGCTGTTAATGCCCCCTTAACATTACCATCATCCTGTAACTTCGAGATGTATCCCGGTGCATCTTCTGGGAACATCAGCATCAAAAGTTTTTGGAGAAACATACCAGCTATGGGGGTCTGTCCAACTATCCCCCAACTTTGCTGCATCCTTACTATCTTTTCTTGTTTCTCAATAACATCGGTGTCCCCAGAAGGTCTGACTTGGTAGTTCCCTCCATATAACGCCACTATCATCTGGTTGTTAATCTGTATCAACCCACTAAGGACCCTACTCCTAACTATTTCAAAAAACCTCCCACAAATAGCTTTCATGGAAGTAGAGAATAATGCTAGCTGTATCGTGGATAACAACTGTGCCTCTGTCTGCGCTGCTTGAATCTCCGTAGCAGTTTTTCGCGAGTCCTGTCGGTTATTGGCGGCAAAGTTTATCTGAGAGTTCTCCTGCATATTCATTCCTGCCAACGCCTGTATAGCTTGCAACATCGTGCTTTCAGGTGCCGCCAACTGAAATTGTTTAACCTTACTATTAATCAAACATCCCTGCTTGAAAAATATATTGGTCTGCTCAAGAACATCTGCGTTGGGATCGGTTTCAGAATCTTTTGAGAAATACAACCCTGCTGCGCGGCGGTGAGCGGTAACAAATGAGGACGTTAGACTACTAACTCCTTCCTGGGTGTCTTGGTCAAGGTAGGCGCGCCCCTTACAATCCCGTAACACCATATTCTCACTGATGTTATACTGTCCCACATAGTAGGGATAGGACGTTTCAAAAGCTTTAATCCACGTCTTGGTAATAGGGCTGAATGTCTGCATCCCTAAATATAATGGCCTCGGTGCCCTTAACCAATCATTACATTTAGCAGCACACCCCCAAGCTACTTGGACGACTCCCTGTTTACGGAACATCACTTTCTCTATCTTATAAAGACTCTGTTCCTTATAGTCATTACTCCCCGCATCCTTAACGGATATCACCTTCTGAACTTCTTCCATGGAGAACTTCCATGTGTCTTCTCTGGCCATTCCTAAAAGTTGAGTTTTCGTGAAATAGTAGCGGCGAACTATCATCTCACAACTTTGGATATCCCTACTATCCAAACTATATCCGAAGTCCCCATATGCTACATCTTGGAACTTAAGATGCCCCGGCATCGTAGCGTCCACTACCATCTCAAGTATCCCATACCCATTCTGTTGCATCCCATCCACCCATCTAAACATGGGTATCTGCCAACCATCATAACGAAACTTTGTAGTGATATCCCACTCCAACATACTAGTATCGGTGGTGGGGTCATCCAACGAATGCAACACCATCGCACGGCGGGCTTGTGTTAGATAACTAACATATCTCGCTTGCTCCCTTCTGATATTGGCATCAATAATATGTTGGGGGATATATAACTCATCGGGAGCAATACGTCCCGCTTTCCGTTCAGCTTCTAAATCGATGTTCGCATATCTGAGGTTGCGATTATTCATCGCACACTGTTCACATTCATCCATCACTTGCACCAACTTGGTTATCTTCTCTTTGGCTTCCTCGTAAACCGTCATGTTGGGCACCTTATCAGGATTAGTCAGTCCTGTAGGCTCATTGCGTTTTTTAGTCTCAGTAGACATAGGTAATAATAATAGTTGTTATTAAGTGTTAGGTAATTTGTGTCAAAGGTGGTATTTCCGATATAGGACCATACTCAACCAACGATATGGCTTGGCTTTTTCGGATAATATTGTCAACATGCTTGGCCCAATTATGAGTAATATCCATTTTATGAAACGGTGGACTCTCAAATCTCATCACCTTACTATTGTTGATGTTCTTCTTGTCTATTTTAGTCACTGTAGCACACACCTTAAGATACTCACAATAGACATTAAGCTCAAAACCACCATCCATAGGGATTAAGAAATTAGTAGTCGTAAAGATACGATACTCCAATCCATTTAATCCAAATCCTAGTTCCTTATGTTCCTCTGGTGGTTTAATTCTAATCACCATCTTGATAGCTTCCTCAACTGATTTATCAGTGCCATCACCCCCAGTAAATAGGAAAGAACCCAATCCAGCAGGGAGGAATTTAAATAAATCTCTTCGTGTCATATTTGATTCTCTCGTTGTTGCTCTTGTTTCTCGACAATAACCAATAGATTGCCCCCACCACTTTGTTCAGTTAATACCACCGTCCAACCATCAGCAAGGAGTGCATTCAGCTCATCCAACCCCTGTTCCCCTGTTGCTCTACTAAATCCCACATCAACTGCTTTAGTCATCGTGGTTGTTGTGGTGGACGATTGGTAAAAGTTGCGGTAGTGGGGTCCCAACCTTCTACGGGGTCAGGATGCCAAAAGGGATTCCATTCATGTTTTGGGAGGTGACAACTTGTAGTTGTTAGGACCAATCCCACTAGAAATATGAAAAGGATAATTCTCACCCACGTTTAACCTTCTGTCTTTGTTTAATCTCGTTTTTCACAAGATAATATATGAGAATATCCCATTCCGCCGGGGTTAATGGTTTAGTCCATCCCTTCCGTATTGAACTCTTCATCCTTCCCTCCACTTTTGACCGGGGTCTTTTCACCTTTACTACCCTCCTTCTCCCCACTATATTTCTCCTCCAACATCTTATACAACGCATGGCACACTTCGGGTTTATCCGTAATACTATCCATTATGGACCCCGCCTCAACTTCTGCGCTCTCTTCCCCTGGTGATTCTCCCTTCTCTTCCTCTTCGGTTTCCCCCGGCTCATATTTATCTTCCTCCCCGCCATCAGGTTTAACCATCGTCTCCATCCGTTTCTTTCCACTCTCAACTGCTGAACTTTTCTCCGCGTATGCTTGTGTGTTTTTCATATTTATAGGTAATGATGTTATTCTACGTTGTTTTCTATCAATGCTTTGTTTCTAACTCGGTTATTGTGTTCTTCCACCAACTGTTGTAACTCAGTTAAATTCTTCCTAGTATCCTCTTTCCCATAATAGAACTTCTCAAATTCATCTTTTGGAGCCACTCTTTTAACTTGTTCTTTAAGGGTGAAAACTGGGGAGGGAGGTTCACTTTTAGCGCGGGGAGGTAGTGGTAGATCCTTTTCCTCTCTAATGAAATCACCCAACCGCGTGCGGTAGTTACTATATGCCAACACCGTAGCATCTGCTCTATCTGGACTGGGATGACCTTTAACACGCGCTTGTAATTTACTTTCTAACAATAACTTGTTCTTGTCAGTTTGCTTATAGTATCTTGTGGACAACTGCCGTTTAAGACGTTCGTCGTTGGGCAAAAGTATTTCCCCCGCCTCAATAAGTTTGGCGAACTGGAACCAAAGTTCCGCCCCTCGGTTATGATAAACTCTCCCATCAAATGGTTTGGATTGATTAGTGACATATCTTATGTTATGCCACCCTCTACGATTTTTAAGCTCATCCAATATAGGTTTCCCAAGTCCTCCTGCATCTCCGAAGATACGTGACTCTGGATTGTTGAGCTTTTCATCTCTAAAAATTTTTTCTAAATGGTCAACAGTTTTGGTGGTGTCATCATACCTGAAGCCATGTATCGAAATAACCTTGTTGCCATTTCTAATAGTTACTACGGTTTCGTCTCCTCCTGCTGCAAGGTCAACACCGGCGGTATTAAAGGGTTCGTTAAAATGAGATATTCGTGGTTCAAACATAGCCCGCCACACATGATGATAAGGAATAACCACCATATCATCAGTAGTTCCAAACTCCGCAAGAACCATGGATTTAAATAACGCACTACCTTCTCCTCCATAGTCAATAGCACACTGTTGGATATACTCCTTACTAATATGAGGACACTCGTAAGCAGTAATGTGATACTTGTTCCAACCAACACCTGTGCATCGGTTAAAGAAGTGCCCCATAGGTAAACCGGGTGTCGAAACATCCACACGCTTAGTAAAGCCAGTGCACCTAGCAAGAGCATTGAAGATTTCATCAGGAATAGACTTAGCTTCTGAAGTGAATATTCCAAGATGGCTATCATACCCCTTAGGGTGCCATCCTTCTGCTCGCCCGGACTCATCAGTGACGAAAAGCTCAATAACAGATTTAACTTCTTCCTCAGTAGGTGAAGGCGGAAAATTGCACTCATAGTGCCGGTAGTTGATTTTCCATAAATTAGCATCTATTTTGAGGTTCGCTGACTTAGCCAGTTTTTCTATATAACTATTGGTTTGCCTATCCAACTGAGTTCCAGAGGCACTAGTAACCACACAAGTGGTGTCCCCATACTTCATACTCAACCATGTAGCACAGGGGGCGATAATAAATTTATCCTTCCCACTACCGTTCGCCGCTCTAACTACCGCTTGGAAAGGTTTCTCCCCTGTGGAGGGTTTCGCAAAATCTTTTAAAATCTTAATCTGCCATGGATAGAGATCATAATGTCCTTTTAGGAGGTCATCATCCAAGAAACATAACATCGCAAAAGGATCTTCAAAATCATAACCTTCAATCATGACAACACGACAAAATTAAAAAGGTGGCCGACGTTAGAGGTTTCTATGTTGATTGCCATCGCCAGAGCAACCCCTATTACGCAGCCACCTTAGAGCTTTCGATATCTATTGCCCCCGCCTCTAGTTCCTTTTGGCGCTTCCTCGCTTCAAGTAGGCGGTCATTAAACGTATTAACGCTAACCGATATCCTCACGTTGGTGGGCTTCTTCAATCCTAGTTGGTGATCTATGATATATTTGGCCATGTCAGCCTGCACGGTTTCTTTCTCTGCATTAGTTAGCAACCCTTTCATTACCCTAAATGCGGTATCCTCTAACGCATCAAAGGCTTTAGCTGCTCTCAACAACCTATCCTCTTCCACTTCCAACCCGTGTTTCTCCAATGCCTTGCTAACTTCCGTATCATTACTCAACACAAATCCCACTGTATCCACATCATACCCCAACGCTTCAGCTATCTCAGCCGCATTCAATCCCTGTTTAGCAAGTTCCAATATCTGGATATTTGCCGCCGTCATCTTCTAACCCTCCTGCTTAATAGTTTCAACGTTTTGGGGCCGGGGATTCCCATTCTCCATCAACTGGAACAGGGGGGACTCAATACAGAGCTTCAAGGATTCCTCGGTAAAATCCGGGAACTCCCTACTAAGCTCTCCCAACCTACTATCTATTACCATATCCATATCCACCCTAACAATAGCACGAATCATGCCAAACTTGTTATCTTGTAATATCCCCTCCCCCACCTATATGGCCCTTTCCCTCTATCCATCTTATCTCCCCTCCCCCACCACTAACTTCCCCACTATTTATCTCGTGAGTTAAGCTGATTTTGAAAAAGTAGTGTAGTGGGACACCACAATAGTTCTGCATCGGCATTCGCTTTCTGGTCCCCACCCACCCCCTCAGTAGCTTATGATATCGGACCTTGTAGGATATTCATTACGATATGTTATAGGATCTTGGGTCACAAGGATTTACACATATTTACATGTAAAAATCAACATCCGCCGGAGCGCCGTTTGTCAACGTCAACGTCAACCCCTGATTTACGATGATATTTACGTATATATTTATGTATATAATTATAAGTATAGGGTATGTATATATTTACGCATTAATAAGCGTCAACATTAGCCCCAGTTGGTATGTAGTTGGTTGGAAGTTGGCAGTTAGAAGCAGTTGGAGGCAGAGGGGGTAGAACGGGGGGTAGGATGAAATATGGCAACTTTTTCGGGTAGTTTTAAATCGCCCTGGGAAGAGAGGGTAGGTTAATAGAGGGGGGGAGTGAAAAGGTCCCGGCCATCCTCCCTGGATGCGTCCTAGGAGCAACTAGACCCCCTAGCTACCCTGTTAAATTCCCCATCCAACCAATAAAAAACCCTACCTTGTTACAGGTAGGGGTTGATAGTTTAAAGGGTAGGTTATACCCCTGGAATAAGCTTGCTAGCCTCCGCAGTTAAAACCTGGATTTCAGCCAGTATCTTGGCAGCTTCCTCCGGGGTAGCTTTGGCGAACTTGCCATGTAGTTCTACCAACTTGGCCAGAACGTTGCCCTGTTTGGTATTCTGTTCTTTGAGAGCCTTAATAGCTGCGCCGCCGCCCTTGCTATTAACTCCAAAGTCAGCAAGGATATACTCCCTGACATACTTCTCTTTGTCGGCCATGGTAAACTTGTCTTTACCCTGTTCGAGTTGAGAAGCTTTCAGGTTGGTATTAAGCTTCTGAGATATCATCCCATGGAGAGTTTCCCGGCCAAGTAGAGAACACAGTGTCTCATATACCTTGTCCCCATACTGAGCTAAGTCCATGCCCCAAAAGGCAACCGTAGGATTGTCCCCTTTAGCCTGAGTTTCCATCCTTGTGAGAATGATGGGAACATCCTTGTAGGTGAGGGTCAATTTATCGGTTGGAACCTCCGGGGTAACAGGAGTTACCAGATTAGGACTAACCGGGGTTGTTGGGGTTGGCGTAACAGGTGTTGGTGTAACTGTCGTTGTTGTTTGTTCACTCATAACGTTTTACTAGTTGACGGACATTATCTAACAGGGATTCATTCCCTACCCCTAGGGGCGGGTTCCTAATAGCATATAGTGTGCCACGATGTTTTGAGCATAACATATAGGGCAGAAGTGTCCCATTTTTGCTGTCCAACTGTCCTATTTTTGCTGTCCACCTTGTAACCCGTTGATTACCAGGGAGTTAAGGTGTGCAAAAGTTGCAGGGAGGGGTGAGCAAGAGTTGCACATACGTAGTTTTACGGAATAGAGGATAGTTAGGTAGGATACCGTTGTGCGCTGGTAATAGTTTGCCTTTTATACGGCCCTACTACGGTGAGTAATCCAACTATTAGGATATAACTAGAGTAGGGTAGCCTGGATTACCAATAGATGGGAGGGAGTAATCCATGGTTATGATGATATGTTAATTAGTGTAAATAGTGGCACAGGAGTTGCTCTCGGTTGGCGGGGTCTTATGGCCCTTCGGTCAGTGTCCATTTTTGGGACAGTGGTCGTAACATAGTAACAAAGTCGGTTAACAGGTTAAATATCACACTATGAGTAGTAGGAATACAATAACATTGGACCTGGAAACATTTTTAGATTTATTTCTAGGCTATAGACCCTATGGGTTTATAGGAGAACGGGATAGTTTTTACAAGGCACTAATATCAATCCCCCCGGAGGATAGACAGTCCATCGTAATAGAGAATGAAGAATGGACCACAGGATTTGATAACAATCCCATGCCAGCATGTTCCCCTGGGATGCATAGAGTATGGCGTAGGAAAGATTGGGAGCTATGCGACAATAAGCGGAAGGAGGCAATAACCCGGATAGATGCCGCCCAACAACATTACCGACAGCAAAGGGAGGATAAGTTGAAAGCGGTAAAACAGGATTTAGCCACCAAAGGAGTAACAGAGCAGGTGTTCGCGATGTTGGTGGCGAGTATGGATGACACCACGTTGGATACAATGTTTAATAATATTACAAAGAAAGGATAACACTACTATGTTTGATTACCTAACAGATGAGGATGAGATTGTTCTGATTGCCGAAGCACTTCGTTCTTTATTGGATACTACCAAGGACGAAGCCAAGCGGAAACAAATAAACGATTCATTAGAATCAATACACAACCAAACTTTGTGGTTGAGGAGTGCTGACTAATATGAAACGAATAATTGATTATATCAATGCAAATCGAATATGGAAAAATCCTAAAGAGGAGATATCTGTTCGATTCGACGGCGCTGGTAATAGCATGACAGTAACTTGTGCTAGCATGGTTCAAACTATCACGAACTATGAGGACCTAGATGATTTGTGTTTTGCTATTAAACAACTGTGGATACAAAAATATAAAAAGAACTAACCACCACTACTACTATGAACCTTCCCAACACATTAAAGGTAGAATACGCTAAAGCGTTACCTACATTAGACAGTGTTCAAACAATCGATTGGCAACAGAATGCCAAAGATCGGATAGTTGAAAGGTTGACTACCAAAGGCTACCGGGGTGTTATCTTACGTGGTTCCACCGGACTAGGTAAGATGTATATCACTGCTAATGCTATTAAAGGATTAGCAGAAGGAGGTCATTTAACTCCGCCGCCAGGGAGTATCAATCCCATCCCGGTGTTATGGATAACTCCAAAGAGTCTCAAAATCCCTACTCAACGTTGTCTTAAAGAACATGGTATTAGTCATCTGGTAATGGTAATGAGTTATGGGCAAATCAAAAACCAGGATGGCCTGGATATGTTCTTACAGTATAAGACCGAAATTATCCGGGGTGAACCAACTATTATCCCTGAGTGGTATCCACATATGCTACCAGCTTTGGTAGTGTGTGATGAAATTCAAAAGGTTAAGAACCCCGATAGTATGCAATCA